TTCCATGAAACGTTATTTTAATTCAATCGCGCGTACTTCAAAAGTATAAATAAAATCATATTAACCCTCTAAGGAGAACCAAATGAACTTACAAGAAGACATCCAAAGAAAGTGGGAGCCAATCCTGGCTCACCCTGATTTGTCCCCTATCAAAGATATACATCGTAGAAGTGTAACAGCTGTTGTTCTAGAGAATACAGAAAAAGCTCTTCGCGAAGCGAATCAATATGTTCCGCAAACATTGACAGAAGCAGCTCCAGCAAACCAAACAGGTGGTGACATTGATACATTCGATCCAGTTTTAATCAGCTTGGTTCGTCGTGCAATGCCTAACTTGATTGCTTATGACATCTGCGGTGTTCAGCCAATGACAGGCCCAACAGGCTTGATCTTTGCAATGCGTTCTAAGTACAGCAACAGCTCTAACAGTGGTGTTGAAAACTTCTACGGCGAAGTTAACACATCATTCGCTTCTGTTGTTACAGGTGCTAACACACTTGGTCAGAAGATGGTTGGTACATTCCCAGGTAACACAACAACTGCTACAGCTAACTTGGCTGAAACAGGCATCTATAACTTCGGTTCTGGAATGTCTACTGCACAAGCAGAAGCACTTGGTTCTTCTGGCAACGTAGCATTTGCTGAAATGGCATTCTCTATCGAGAAAGTTACTGTTACAGCTAAGTCACGTGCTTTGAAAGCTGAATACTCAATGGAACTTGCACAAGACTTGAAAGCAATCCATGGTCTTGACGCAGAAACAGAATTGTCTAACATTCTATCCGCTGAGATTCTTGCTGAGATCAATCGTGAAGTTGTTCGTACAATCAATGTAACTGCCACACGTGGTGCTACAGAGAACACAACAACAGTTGGTCGTTTCGACTTGGATACAGACTCTAACGGTCGTTGGTCTGTTGAGAAGTTCAAAGGTTTGATGTTCCAAGTTGAACGTGAAGCTAATCAAATTGCTAAGGCAACAAGACGTGGTAAGGGTAACATCATCATCTGTTCATCTGACGTAGCTTCTGCTCTTCAAATGGCTGGTGTTCTTGATTACTCTCCTGCTCTTAATAGCAACAACTTGAACGTTGACGATACTGGCAATACTTTTGCTGGTGTATTAAACGGTCGCGTTCGTGTTTACATCGACCCATATGCTGGTGGTAACTATATGGTTGTAGGTTACAAAGGTTCTAGCGCATTTGATGCTGGCTTGTTCTACTGCCCATATGTTCCTCTACAAATGGTTCGTGCTGTTGATCCAGACAGCTTTCAACCAAAGATTGGTTTCAAGACTCGTTACGGTATGGTTGCAAACCCATATGCAGAAGGTTCAACAGTTGGACTTGGCGCATTGACAAAAGACTCTAACGTTTACTACAGAAGAATCTTAGTTGACAATTTGATGTAATATAGAATCCCCCATAGAGGGATATTGAGAGGACCTTCGGGTCCTCTCTTTTTTTGCCTAACATAAATAGTAGAAAGGAACCTACTATGAGTGCATTAACAAACACCCCAACAAATAGAAACTTTCTCTCACCTCTGAACTTTAGATTGGTGCTTCAGAAAGCTCCTCTTCTTAACTTCTTTTTGCAAAGTGCATCCATTCCTGGATTGACATTTGCTGGCAATGTAACAATGCCAACACCTCTTCTCGACATCCCTATTCCAGGTGAAAAGTTAGTATACTCTCCACTTACCGTATCATTTATGGTAGATGAAGATATGACTAACTATCTGGAAATATACAACTGGATGGTATCTCTTGCTGCAAAAGATCTTCAGCCATTCGCAAGATATCGAGCTGAGACATCCATTGAAACAGATGTTAATAGTAGAGATAGATCAGATATTAAATTAATGATACTTACGAGCTCAAAGAATCCAAACATTGAAGTTAATTTCCAAGATGCATTTCCATCTCAGCTTGGTGAATTAAATTTCAACACAACATCAGCTGGTGTCAATTACTTGGAGTCCTCAGTAACGTTTGAATACATTAAGTACAATATTACTATGATATAAGTTGACTTTTTTGATAAAGTATGAGACAATTGTGTCCTGCAAATGGAGGGACTAGTGAATACAGAAGAAATTATTACGGCGTGGGAAGTAGATAGCGAGCTTGATCGAACAGAGCTTGGTAAAGAGTCACTACGTATTCCTCAACTACATTCCAAATACTTAAAAGAGTTTTATATGGCCAAGACAACCTATGTGAAACTCAATCAAGATTACAAGAACACATACAAGTTAAAATATCAATACTACCAAGGTCTCCTCTCAAAGGAGGAATTAGAAGATAAAGGATGGGAGATTCAGCCATTGAAGATACTGAAAGCTGATATTCCAGTGTATATTGAATCCGATGAAGATCTTCAGTTAATCAAAAATAAGATACAGTTAACAGAGGATAAGGTGGAGATTCTTGAAAACATAATAAAGACGCTCAACAACCGTGGATACTTAATCAAGAATGCTATTGAGTGGTCTAGATTTCAAAACGGTCTATGATACAAATAGAGAAGTTTAATGAGACATACAACAAGGTTCATTGCAGTGATGATATTGCAAGAGAGCTGAGTGATTATTTTACTTTTGAAGTACCGGGTGCTCGTTTTATTCCATCTGTCAAGGCTAAAAAATGGGATGGTAAGATAAGGCTTTTCAACTCAGGTACTCACCACATCTATGCTGGTTTGATTGAGTATGTTGAGGACTTTGCAAAACAGAACAGTTATTCTTGTGAAAGATTAACAGACTTTACAGATGATGTAATAGAGAATGTATCTGACGTAGTTGATAGTTTTGAATTAACAAAAGAACCACGTGACTACCAGCTAGCAGCGTTTGCTCATGCAATAAGAAAAAGAAGAGCTCTTCTTCTATCACCAACTGCTTCTGGTAAGTCACTGATCATTTATATGCTTTGCAGATATTACAATGTAAAGACGTTGCTGGTCGTTCCAACAACCTCCCTAGTATATCAAATGTATACCGATTTTGAGGAATACGGATTTGATTCTAAAAGTAAATGTCATATGATATTCTCAGGTCAAGAAAAAGATGTAGATACTCAAATATACATCTCAACTTGGCAGTCTATTTACAAACTCCCCAAGAAATGGTTTGATCAGTTTGAATGTGTGATAGGAGATGAGGCTCACCTGTTCAAAGCTAACTCTCTCACAACAATCATGAAAAACCTTGGTAACTGTAAGTACAGGTTCGGCTTTACAGGTACACTGGATGGTTCACATACTCACAAGCTAGTACTAGAGGGGTTGTTTGGTACAGTAAAGAAAGTAACTACAACATCTGAATTGATAGAGCAAAAATATTTGTCTGAGTTCAGAATAAAGGCAATATTACTTGGGTATGATGATGAGACAAGACATTTAATAAAGAAAGCTACATATCAGGATGAGATGGATTTTCTAGTGAATCATCCACCCAGAAATAAATTTATATGCAATCTAGCAGTATCTTTAAAAGGTAACACTCTAGTATTGTACCAGTATGTTGACAAACACGGTAAGGCAATATATGATGAGATTAAAAATAAAGCAGTTGACAGACAGGTTTACTTCGTCTCTGGTACGATTAGTGGTTCGGATAGAGATGATATTAGAAGAGCTGTGGAACTGGAGATTGATTCGATTATTGTCGCTTCTTATGGTACTTTTTCTACTGGCGTCAATATTAAGAACTTGCACAATATCATTTTCGCTTCACCTTCAAAATCAAGGGTCAGGAACCTTCAGTCTATTGGTCGAGGACTTAGATTGGGTGACAGAAAAGAAAGGGCATGTCTTTATGATATAGCTGATGATCTTTCTTGGAAACAAACAAGGAATCACACCCTCAATCACTTTGTTGAACGGATTAAAATATATAATGAAGAGAAGTTTGAGTATAAAACTTACAACATACCACTCAAAGGATAAAAATGACAAAGATAATTAAACTTGTTAATGACCATGAGATTATTGGAGATCTAAT